AAACTAACTTCTAAAAAAACTGCCAATGATCCAAATTCAAGAATTAATAAAGCACTTCGTGCTTGGAATTGTTAGTATATTTATAATACATAGTGCTATGGCTGACGATGCAAAAATTAGAAACTTTCTTAGTGAAATAAGAGAAGTTAAAGAAGAGTATGCAAAAGACTCTTTTGAATATTCTATTCCTAATAAATTTATATTAACAGTTGCTACAGCAGAAACTGGTAATATGGAATTTAAAGGGGCATCGACAGCTAAACAAGCTAATAATTTTTTTGGTATTCATCCTAGTGAAGGGGATGATTTCTTACCTACAAAAGGTGGATCTAAACTGGCAAAGTATGAAACACCGAAAGATAGTATTAGAGCTTTTATAAATTTAATGAAAACAGGTAGTGCTTATGAGGGTGTGAGAAAAGCAATAAATGAAAATAAACCTGTAGAATCAATGTTTAATGCTATGGGTAGTTATGCAGAAAAATCAGATTATACACAATTTTTAAATACAGTATATAAAACTAGAGTAAATGAGATATTAAATCCTATATTACCAAAAAGAAAACCTTTAGATATACAAATGAAAGGTCTACAATAATGGCAGATATATACAAACAAACAGCTAATATGTTTGGTATGGATGAATACACTAGTGCATATAGGACAAAACCAACAGATAATACACCATCACTACAAACTTTACTAGAAAAAATAGGATATGATTTTACAAGAGATGATGATAATAATCTTGTATCTATGCAAAAAAGTCCTGATCCTAATTTACCTAAACTAACAAGTGTATTAGATGCATATAGACATGCAGCATTTTCTGCAATAGAAGCTAACAAACGAGGATCTACAACGGCTAAACTATTTGGCACAGGTAAAGAAATTATAGATGCTATTAGATTTGGTAAAGGGGTTATCACAGGTAGAAATAAAATAAGTAATATTCCTAAATATATGGACGCAACAGATACAGATTTTTATAATAATAAAGTTGGTAGAAAATTTAGTGCAACAAAAGCTGATGCACTACAAGAATTAAATAAAGTATTTATTAATCAATTAAATAGAATGAAAGAAGAAGGACCAAATTTTAAATTTCAAGAAAATGTAGATTTTAAATTTGCTGATCAAAGTTATTAAAAAAGGGAGAACCTAACTTAATAGACTCTCCCTCGCAGGCAACACAAGACCGCTTGACTTTTTAGTCAGGTGGTCTTTTTTTTTGGTCGTAATATCGGTGTTGATATAAACTTCTATCAGCCCAACGCTTACGCCAAATCCAGTTACTTAATGAGCTAGCATAATGTTCTAATTTATTCATAAAAAAATTATGCCAAAAGTAATATCTAAACTTTTTGTATAAGTTGTTTGATGTCATCTTGTAATTTTCTCCCAACAGAGTTTGCATGATTAATTACAGCAGCACATAAGTTACCATGATAAGGATATCCTTTTAATGCTTCTCTAATTTTAGCTACAGGTTTACCACCATAATCTATCACAATAGCATTATTTTTATTTAGACCTATTTTTAATTCAAACAATATCCCAGTATATTTATCTAAATTATTTTTTTGAGTCATTTTTTGATCCTCCACTAAATCCTTGAGGATTTAAAGTAGATAATATATTCATTAATTTAACTACTTCTCCATATGGTCTTGTCATAAGATATCTCATAATATCCATTAATTGTTCAGAACTTATAGTATAAGTTCGAGGTGTAGCTTGTTGTTGTTTTATTTTTTCTTTCTCTTCCATTTATCCTCCTATATTAAAATGGTATATCATCATCACTAGGATAATGTTTTTCAATAACCCTTAACTTATCTGAAGCACATCCTATAATCTCTAGCTGTTTATCTATTTCTACAGCAAATTGTGGATGTTCTCCTATACCTACAGGTTTATCTAGGTATACATCTAATGTAGCTTTTGCTACATCAATCTCTGCTTGATACTTTTTTATCATAGCTTTTAAAAAGTTATCTCTCATTCTGACCCCCTGAATTGGTAATATTTATCTTCGATTAAATCTTCATCTAATAAATATACATTGTTTACATTAGGTTTATTATACTCTATTCGTAAATCTCTTATAGTTTGATTAAGAGTTCTACCTGCTTGAAGACAACTACAAACCATATCCTCAAGTTCTATTATTGCTTGCTTTACTGCTCCCATTTTCTACCTCCTTTAGTTGTTTATTTAATTTATTTATTTTATTTTGTATTTCTAGTGCAAGTTCATACAAAATATTTATTCGCCCAAGTATAGCCATCTTTTCTCCATGTGTCATCTGACCTCCTTTATTAGTCTGTTTAGATACCATTGTGCTTTCTCTAAATCTTGCAATGGTTCTCCTTTAAATTTATATCTTGAAACATATTTCAAGACATTACCTTTTAGGTATCCATGATACTCATCATCTGTCATACAATCCTGTATTACATCTATAGTTTCTTTTTTACCATACTTGTAATGTGCAGGTGAGTTAACTTTATCGTCTACCATATTCTCTCCTTATTGCTTTGGTATCTATGGTTTCAATATTGTAAGATCCATTACTAACTTCTCTCTTTACAATAATACCACTCCACCACATGTGTTGAGTATCTTTAGCAAAAAATTCAGGATGTGTCAAATAACATCCAGCAGATAATCCTTGTAACTTTTTACCATTAGGTAGTGTAGCAATAGCATAGTCTAATAGATGGCAATGACCAACTGTTGCTGATACCTTATGTTTATTTAATATAGATCTAGCTATATTTTCACCTGATATTGCACGACCCATTATACCATTTGGTAGATAATGCACATAGTGAACTCCACTAATTACTTTTATCTGTTTAAAGGGTATTTCTTGCCATCCATACTCTTTAAACTGCAAATCAGATATTGACATTTTACCTTCTAATTCAGGGTTTTCTTCTACAAATCTATCTATTCTATCTTCGTGATTACCATGAATCATTATCTTTCTAGGTTTATGCTTACCTAAACCTTTATTAAATAAAGAAAGTGCTTGGTGAGAATGTTCCATGTCCTTCTCATAACGCCTACCTTCAAAAGATTTTTTACCTCTATCATAAGAGGATAAAGAATCCATACTACAAAAGTCACCCATACATATTACATGAGTAGCTTTTACATCTGCAGCTAATTTACCAGCCCACAGAAATCTTTCATTGCTTGCTTTAGGTGTGCAATGAGGGTCACCTATTACAACATGTGTTGCCATTAGTTTAACTCCTTATCTCGTTTCTTTTTTAAGAACTCTAAAAAATCTATAACATTAGATTCATCATCAAATTCTGATACTGCACTAATAGTTAGATCTCTTGTTTCTTTTTTTTTATCATCGGCAAAACCACGAAGTCCCCACAGAAACGTAGAATGAGGGTCAGTGGTTGCCATTTTTATCATGCCTCTAGCTATAGTAGAACATAATTCATATTCTTCTGTGGTCATTTTACTTTTACTATCCATTATTATACCACATTGAAAGCCATTATCCCAAGGACTTACAAGAACTTTTATAGAATTTAGTAACATTAATTTATCTTTTTCTTTCATTTAAATACTCCACTTTTACAGGATCAGTTATAAAACCTGCATTATTTAATCTTAAAAAATGTTTTGCATCTACAATTACTAATGGATTTCTCCTATTCATTTTTATAAACACAATTGGTTGATTATCACCATGCCCATCAGCTTGATCATATGCATCATATAATTTTTTCCATCCTTCTGTATTTTTACATTCAATATCATAGGGAAACAATTTTTTTGCAATAGCTGATAATTTAACATCAGCACCAGTTTCACCCATAATAGCTACTCTAACATCATCATCGGTAAGGGTGAGAAACAGACCCCTCAAACTATCTCTCACCCAGTTCTGAAGTCTACGACCTTTGGCTTTACGACTACGAGTTGATTTCATCTTCTTTCCTCGGATTGTTTACTTCAGTATACCAAACCCATTTAGGGTTTTTACCTTTAGATTGCTGTTGTGGTAACAACTGCAATTTACTTCCCCAACAAGGAAGTTTGTATGGGCAAAACGAACAAGCAAAGCCCAAAACTCTATTACCAGTAGGTTTACCTCTAAATGTTTCTTCAATATCATCATATTGTTTTTTAAAAGGTTCACCTTTTTGTAATGCTTTAAAATTACTTTTAGCTTTATTTAATGCATCTGTTTTATAGGGTTCATTTAATTTAGGTGTTTCACACACTGTCCATTCACCTGTAGATTTATTTATCGCAATCCACCCACCAAATTCTTTACCTTGGCTTTCTCCATATAAAAAACCTTGTGATGCATAACCAAAGGTATCATCTCTGACAACCTCATTAAATCCACCCTCTTCTCCAAATTTTTTTTCAAAGGAATATGGTGATGCACTTTTAATATCCCATATCTTTTCATTAATCTCAACATCCTGTCTCCCTTCAATTTTATCTCCATTAAATTTATATTCAACTTTTTTCTGTTCATTTTTTATTTCTACTCCTGATGATTTCATAACAAATAATGCTAGTGCTTCTATAAGATCTCCAAATGTATTTCGCATTTTTACATTGTATGGTTGCCCCTCACCTTTTATACCTTTAGCTTCCATTTGTAATTGACATAGTGGTCTACCTATATTAGACATTCTAGCTTCAAACTTAGAGCTTCTCTCTTCAATAAATTGTTTTAGCAAGGCCTTTTTACAGGCCTCACCAAACTCCTCTACAAGTTTTTTGTCTACTTGTATAGGACCTTTTGCAACATCAGTAAGATACTTCTGTACTTTAATGAGTATATCATTCATTAAGTTGCAAGCACCTTTTCAGGTAAATCATCGTCAAGATCTTTTACAATCTCAGCATCTATCTTATCAGATCCATTTGATTTCTTGGTCTTGGCACTATTATATAGGCCACTAACCTCTTCATTTTCTGTATCAATAGACTCTTGAAATACCTTTAATGTTTCCATATCAGTATCAGATAACTGCAAATTAGCATCTGCATTTACAGCTATTTCAGGAACATAGAATACATTACCACCTTTTTTTTGACGTTTAGTATCAATAGATAAGATAGAATTAAACATAAGTTTTTTTCTTTTCTTAAGTTGATCTAACGCAGCACTTACAGGTGAAAATGCTGTTCCTGTTACTCTATAAAGAACTGGTAAGTTCTCTACATTGTGATCATTACCTTGTGCGGTTTTACCATTTTTAAATGATAGCAAACCATAAACAAGTTTATAACACCTAATAGTTCTTTGTTGTTCTAACTGTTCAGGTGTAAGATTTGCTCTTTCTTTAAAAGGTATCTTACCACATTTAGTTCCACCTAGTATATCTATAGCTTCATCTTTCCAGCTTTTAAATATAATAGATCGATTTACATACTCACCTTTATCAGCATCATAGTGCATGTATTGCATCGCACTTATGAATGGTCTTAATGTAATTGGTTTACCATAAACATTTTGACCAATACTTGAATCGTAAGTATAGAAGTGACCAACTGGTAATTGATTACCATCGTCATCTTCAGGTGTACGATTGATTGCTAATCTAGGTATATTAGTACCCATATTAGATCCATCGTCTTGACCTATTGCCTGCATGATTTGTTCATCAGACATTCCTTTTATATTTACTAAGTTATTATCAGACATTTGTCCTCCATTTTAGTTATTGTCTTATACCACATTTTTATAAAAAAGTCAAGCAAAAATTGCAATTAAAGTTATATACCACATAGCAAATATAACACTAAATGTCGCAGTTGCAAATAAAAACTTCATTATTTTTTCTAACATATTTTTGTATCTCCTTTTATAACTTTTATTTCTAAACCATCAGAATGTGCAAAGTATTTAAACGTGCTTAAAAACTCATGATTTTCGTCTATATACATAGTTGTTGGATCAACCATGCATCTGTCTTTTAGATCTATATATTCTAAATAAGCACCATAATCTGAATCATCATACTCATCTAAAGTTTCTAGAGCTTCTATTATTTTAGTCATTATTGACCTCCTTCATATTTAACCAATCATATCCTATTTTAATCTCCGTGTCAAGGGGAACATTAAAATCAATATTGTAATACGATTTAAGTGCAGGTATTACATCTGCTGTGCCCTGTTTAAATATTTTACTCATCACATCTTCTTCTCCAGGATAAATATCAGCTATAATAGAGTCATGAACTGTATTTATAAGTAAACTTTTCACTGATTTTTCTTGCATAAGTTTATATATATTTATACAAGCCAGTGGTACAATATCTGCTGTTGCAAAACCTTGCACAGGATAATTTTTTATTTGTGTACCATAAGTAGATCCACCCCAAGGTGTTCTTTCTGCATATGGAAAAGAGTATTCCCTACCAGTTGGTAATTTAACTCTTTTAAATCTAATAGCTTCACTTTGTAATTTTTCATGCCAAGTTTTAATATCTTTATATTTTTCTAAAAATTTAGTATAGTATCTTTTTTCGTCATCTGTTCCAGTTACACCGCCATACAAAGGTTTAAATGTATGTGCCTTTGCATCTTGTCTAGATACACCTATAATATCTGCAGTATATTGGTGTACATCTATCTTATTTTTTATATCTTCCATACCTTGTTTATCTTGTGCTAAATACACTGCTGTTCTAAATTCTAATTGTGCAAAATCTATCTCAAGTATACTACCTTTTTCAAATCTAGATGTAACAACTTTTCTTATTGGAAAAGTTTTACCTCTTGGTTGATTTTGAAAATTAGGATCTCGACTAGATAATCTACCAGTGGCAGTAATAGCTTGCATAAATTTAGGATGTAAAAAACCTTTTTCATTTGTAAAGTTTTTTAATCCAGTAACGAATGTATTTAAATAAGTGTCAACTGCATTATGCCTTACAATAGAGTCTATAAAAGTTTTAAACTCACCCTCTGCCTCGCTAGCTATTTTATTTAATGTAATTCTATCAGTCCTAAATCCAGATTCAGCAACATCATATACACCTCTAGGTCTTTGTTGAAATCCTGCAACTCTACCCATGCTAGAGTATGTATACCCGTCACCTTGACATACCTCACATTTAGTATAATTTTTATATGGACTTCCATCTTTTTTTATTTTTTTAATTACTCCCTTGCCTCTACAACTATGGCATTGCTCTGCAGTTGTTTTAAATATTTTTTCACAATTATCTGAAACTAAATTTCTAAATTGAACTCTTGAGAAATTAGGTCGTCTTTTATTTTTACCAGTAGATTTATCTATACCAACATTAAATATCTTAGCCCAATGTTTTTTATCTTTTGGCTTAATACTATAAATCAACCAAGATAGTTGTTCAGGACTAGATAAATTTATTTTAGTATCTCCCATTTGTTTATATACAATCTTATCTATTTTTTGTTTTAAGTATGCAAACTCTGCTCTGTATTCTTTTTCTACATTATCTAAATCTTTTAAATTAATGTTAATTCCATTACGTTCCATATCACATAGCACTATTAAAAACTCATTCATCATTTTTGCTGTCATTAATAAATGTTTATATTTAGGCATTTTAAAATCTGCCATTTGTGAATTAAATAAATCCTTAGTTATCTGAACATCCATTTTACCATATTCTTCTACAACATTGGCAGGTATATTTTGAAATGGTATACCTCTATCTGTAAATTCTTTTATACGATTATCTTTAGATCCAATACGTCTTCTTCTACAAGACATCTCTAAAGTTAAACTTTTTCTTATACCTCTATTTAGTATATACTCCCCCAACATAGTATCATATACTCTGCCAGTATATTTAAATCCAGCTTCAAGTAGCCACATTAAATCAAATTTTATATTGTGTCCTACCAATAATGTAGTCTTATCTAGTATAGATTGTATATCATGATAGCAACCTTTATCTATTCTTTCAGAATGATTTGTAAAATAATACTTGTCGTTTATACCAACACTAACTAATATATTATCAGGATGAAAAGGTGATGGATCATAACCACCTGTATCTGTAACTTGCCAAGATGTTTCTACGTCTACTACACTAATCATACTTCATACCTGCTTATACTACGTCTAATTGTACAAGATGGTTCACCATGATAACCATTTATTTTATTTTTACTTATACACAATGTTCTTATTTTATTTTCTGCATCAGAGTTAGAGTTTCTACCTATGCCAATAATAATATCTGCCTCTGCAGCTTTACCTGTTTTAGAGTTTTCCATCATATCAAATGATATACTATTTCTATTGTGTGCATCTGCTGATGCTTGTGATATAGCAATCACAGCACAATCTCTTCTCTTTGCTATTTCTCTCACACTTGTATATATCTGTCTTAACTTCTCATCTGTTCTAGCAAATGTCCCTGTTACATTTATTTTATCTAGCTGGTCAATAACTATTATATCAGGTTTATGTTTCTCACAATGTGCATCTATATCTCCCATAGACCAATCAACCGTATCAAACATAGCTATATTATCTTTTATTTCACTCCAAGCATTCTGTGCTATATCTTTGTCTTGCATTATTTCTTCTCTAGTCATACCCGTATAGCAAGATATGGCTCTCATCTGTGTCCTAATAGCAGGCTCTTCGTTTATAAATGCATGAACCTTTGCACCTTGCTCGGCAAATCCTTCAGGTCCTGCACAAAGGCTAACCCAAAATGCTGTCTTGCCTGTCTCAGGTCTAGCAAATGCAATCATAAGATTACCACCACCAATACCACCTACATTTTCTTTTAATACAGGTATATTAAACTTCCATTTTGTAGTTACATCGAGTAATCCTAATACTTCTTTTACATTACTTGTAACTGCAGGTGTTTTTTCTTCATCACCTTGTTTATGATTTTCTATCATACCTGTTATTTCATTAAAGTTTGCATCTTTACCATTAAATATTTCTGTAGCCTCAACTGCTATTCTTTGTGCTAAGTCTCTATCAGATAATATACGCATTATATCTTTAGCTATTTCTTTATTAGGTTCTTGTATTTCTTTTATATCTTCTACTAACTCACTAAATTTTTCTTTTGCGGCACGGGTAAGTGCTGGATTAAATATAGCAGTATGCAAAGAATATAATTCATCAACACTTATATCATTTGAATATTTTTCATGTGCTTTTTGTATTGTATCAAATAAAGAACTTATATCGCCAGTAAATATTGTTGGAGATATAGTACCTTTATACTTTGTATAAAATGCTTTTCCAAGCATTAGTCTAATCATCTGTTTTTCTATCATCTAACTCCTTTAATAATATTTGATCTATTGTTTCTGCTATAGCCTGGTCTCTCTGATTCCAAGTTGTTTTGTTTGATTCCCAAACATCATACTTCCACTCGTTCCATTTGTCAAGAACTTCTTTTTTCATTTTATCATTCATAAAACATCCCCTTTATTTGATCTGTATTAAAATATTTAAGATCGTCCTCTAATGGTTTAACTATTACATTATCAAAACCTGATGATCTTAAATCTTTTGCCATGTCATATGCTTTATTTGTAGCATCTCTATCTAAACATATAAATAAATTTTTATATGGTTTTAAATGTTTCTTATGTTCTTCTTTTAATTTTGTCCCCATAATTGATATGCCTGTCAATACATTTGACACAGCACAAGCTGATGGACAATCCTCTACAATAACTGCATCGTCACAATCACCACACTTAAATGGTACATCTTTGTTACCATACATAAACCATTTGGGATATACATTTTTATTTAAACCTCTACCAACTGCACCTACTATTTTATCTGTATGCCTATCTCTAATTAAAAAAACAACTCTATCTTGTTTAACATCATATTTAATATCTGACCTATTCCAAGCCCATGCCTCCCAGCAATTGTTTTTATGTAGATACATCTGTGCATTTTTATTTGTAGATACTATTTTAAAACTATCAGGTAACTCAAACTCGTCTGATATAAAAATCTCATTTTTTTTAGAAAGTAAATCTAAAGTTTTTTTTACATAATCCATATTTTTTTCTCCTTGCTTTTTTCCTTTTGCCTTACAAGACGCATGAAAACAATACCATCTAATATTGTTTTCTGTGGTATCTATGGATAATGTATTTTTATTTTTGCAGAATGGGCAGTCCACTCTCATCAATGTATCGGGTGGTACAAAAAGTCCCTCAATAATATTTAGTTGCTGTTTATAATTCAAGATACTTCCTCGTATGTAATTCTAACTCTTGATTTATCATAGAAAGAATCTTTTACAAAATTTAAAGTTGTAGGTGCTGCTACACATAAATGTATTACTTCATCATTTATTCTATCTGCATCCACTAATCCTGCTAAAGGTAATGTTATGCCACCTTGATAACCATATCCAAATACTCTTATCTTATATTTTTTTGACTCTGTCATTATTTTCTCCTTATCATATTTTTGTTTATTTGTCAAGCGATTTGATATATTTTTTTAATTCTTTATCCTGTACATTGTCAGGTATATTATTTTTGTAAAATATCTCATAGCTATCACTACCATATTTACCTATACCAAATAATTTTGTAGCATCATTTCCATCCCAGACGAGATAATCTTCAGACATTCTATATATCCTATGTGCCCTCACATTTTTCATGCCTATATCTTTCAGCATTTCTGCTATAGTTTCTCTATTTGAATTTAGTAAATGCCTTGCTGTAGGAAATTTTTCAAAAAAAGCTGGTAATAATTGTTTAACTTTTTTTCTACCTGTTTGATTTAGACATATGACACCTACCATATGTTGCCAGTCATTATCTACTTGTTGCTGTACCATTAGGTCATCTCTCACTTACCCACTCCATTTGTTATAATTTGTTTTACTATTGTTGTCCAAGGATTCATCTCTTTTTTATTAGCACTACAAGCAGTAAGTAAAATAAAAATTACAATAACATATTTCATTGTTCTTCTATTTCAAAATTAACACATGTCATTCCACTTGTTGGGTGACTAGATTCAGTCCATTTAAAAGGACAAGTGTCTAACCACTCATGAAATTTTTCATATCTTTTTTCTAATTCATGATCAATATCTATTTCTATTTCTTTTTTCATTTTCCACCCCACATCATTGTTCCAAATTTAATACGACCCATTTTTTCGCCGTACTTAGTAATATAATTATCTAGTGCTATTCTTGCGGGAATAACTACTTTGTAATCACAAGTCTTGCAACATTTACCCCATAACGATGCAGGTTCGGGATTATTTCCCCAACCTTCGTAATGTTCACCACAAATGCAACAAGGATATTTTTCTTTCTTCATTAGTAATACCTTTCCCAGTCTTTATTTTTTAATTTAAAAAAATGATGAAATATAGTATTGACTGCTTTTCTATATTCATCTTGTTTTTTCTTACCTTTCCATTGACCAACATATAATCCACCGATTATTTCGTTTAGTCTAAAGATTTGTTTTTTTGTCATTAATGCTCCTTATAGCTTACTTGTTTAACTTTACGACTCCAACAAGAACGGCAAGATTTACACTCACCATCTTGTTTGTATGCGGGACACTCTTGCCCCACTGCAGGTTTATCTTTGTGTACACCTGATGTCCACTTCCAAAACTTTGGTGGTGGGCTATCTACTTTGATTGCAGATACACGCAAACATAAATTCTTTGGTACATCTTTTTCTTTGATGTCTTTTATAAATTGATATTCTCTTGTGGCTAACCAATAATTAATATGTGGTGTAAGTTCACATACCTCAAATATTTTCATAAGATGTAAGAAAGATTGTAAATCTCCTGAGTCAAACCACCTGTGATAAAGCCTTGATTTATCTAGGTTTTTGTACTTTAGAGTCAATAGTTCTGCCATATAATCTACCCACTCGGGCATTTCTATTGCCTTTCGTCTTAACTCGTGTGCGTCAAATACATTTTTAAATGCGTAATGCCCTTTTAGTGCATAGCATTTATTACAGATAGTGCCTTTTATTTTTGCTAACTTCGCACCAGTAATACATTTCTTTGCAGATATACCCCACGCATACGAGGGCATCTTACTTGGATTAGATAGTGTGCCTATCTTTTTTTCTATATCTTTAATTTTCATAGTGTGTATACTAGCACAAAAACTTTGGTGTGTCAACTCCAGTATACTTTGCAAACCTTTTCTTTTCACCAATATAATATTGTTTGTATGCAGTAATATAATTTTCGTGTTTATATTGGTCAGGCATACATTGTGGTGGTGGTGTAAATTCTGTCTTCCAACCATGCCATAATTTATATTTTTTATGAAATAGATTTGATATTCTTATTGTGGTATGTACTTTTTTATATCTTAATGTGTATTGATATAACAACTGGTCTAGTAGTTGTATAGTCCAAAAA